GGCAGCGCCCGGAACCGCGCGGTGAAGGTCTGGGTGTCATGCCCGCCATCGACAGGCACCGAGAGTTTGACGGTGTGCGAGAACTCGGGCTTTTGCAGCAGCTTGAACAAGGGAAGGCTCCTTCAGGTGAATGCGAGGGTCAGCTGGTCATTGCCGGTGTCCGGCAGCGGCACGCCGCGCAGCGGCCATTCGACGATGCGGTTCTGCTGTTCGAGCCCGGCGGGGCGCTGCAGTTGCAGGCGCGGCACCGTCAGGGTGCAGATCTTCCCGGCGCCGGTGCCATGCACGAGGCTCAGCGGCACCAGACCGCCCGCCGCCGCCAGCGCATAGGGGTTCAGCGTGGCCAGCGGCACCGCCTCGACGGTGAAGTCGATCATCTCGGAGATCTTCTCGATGATCACGCTTTCCGAGCCGATCAGGAACCGGGTCGAGACGGTATTGCCAAGGTTCAGCGCCAGCGAGCGCAGCACCAGCGCGGTCGCATCCACCGTGAACGTGGGCGTATTGGCCGAGGTCGCCACCTGCGGGAACTGGCTGAGCTGGGTGCCGAGCGTGACCGTGGGCAGCGCCTGCGACGACGGCTGCACGAAGAGCCCGGTCAGCTCCGCCTCCAGATAGACGATGCCCTGGGCATTGACCCGCAGCGTGCCGGTGCCGCGCGCGCCGAGGATCTTGTAGAGCGTGCCCGCGATATTGAGGCAGATCGTGGCCGAGGAATGGTTCTTCGACACCCGGCTGTAGGTCACCGAAGCCCCGGCGGCGATCACCTCGGCAAAGCCAAGCGCCTTCAGGACCGGTCCGAAGGCCGGAGCGCTGCCCGCCGTGCCCGACCCCTTCAGCTCGACCTTGAAGGAGAGCTTCGCATGCAGCCCGGTCGGAATGGTGCCCGAGGCGCCCATCCACGGCATCTCGAGCGCCCGGTCCACATCCTGCCCCTCCATCGGCGAGAGCCGCACATCGGTGGCAAGGATCGCATTCGCCGCGCCGGTGGGCGTGGCATCGACCCCGTAGCTGGTCTCGGTCTTGAGGAGGAGGGTTTTCTCGTCCCAGTAAAGCGGCATTTATTCCTCCTTTACGGCGGGTTTTGCGGGCTTTGCCGCAGGCGGTTTCGGGGGAGCGGCCTCGTCGAGCGGGGTCAGGCTGCCATCGGCATTGCGGATGTAGCTGCCGCCCTCTGCGGGCAGCGGATGGGGCGCGGTCATCGCGAGATCCTCAGCTGGTTGGAAAGGGCGAGGTCGATCTGGTAGAGGATCAGCCCCGCATTCATGCTCATCAGGCTGCCCCGGACGAGCCGCAGCACCCCGGTGGCGGGACCGGCCGGGCACCAGCCGCACAGCGCGCCCAGCACCGCATCGATCAGCGCCTTCAGCGGATCGCCGCCGCGCTGGCCCGCCGCGTCATGCACCCGCAGCGCCAGCATCACCGTCAGGATCTCGTCGGTATCCTGCACATAGGCCCCGGCGGCGGCCGCGACATGGCCGCCCTGAATGCCCGCAGGCAGCACGAAGGCGGCAGGCGTCTTCGCGGGCAGCTTGCCCGCCTCGATCAGCCTGCCAAAATCGACCGCCCCCGCGACCCGGCCGGTCAGGGCCGGGACCGTATCCGACAGCCGTGCGGAGATCGCCCCGATCATCAGATGTAGCCCCGCAGGTTCTCTGCGGTCAGCGGGCGGTCGCGGTCGGTGAGCCGCGCGCCGGTGCCGCCGGTTTCCACCGGGGCAAGCGTGGTGGCATGCAGCACGACAGACCCGGCGGCCATGCCCTCGAGCGTCTTCATCGCCTCCTTGTAATCGGCTTCGATCTTCTCGTCGGGCTTGTAGACATGCAGTTTCCAGATCGCGATGGCCTCGGCGATCTCGCGGATCTCCGGCGGCGTCCCGGCCAGCGGCACCACGAAGCGGGTGCCGAGGCGGCCGTTGATCGTGGCATCGGCATTGGCCAGCGCCCGCGCCACCACCCCGGTATCGATCGCCCCAGCCGGGGGCGTCGCGCGGTCGGTGATGCCGAGCAGCATGTCGGCGCCATAGCGTTCGGTCAGGTTCTCGAGCGTGGCATAGGTCATCGGATACAGGGCTTTCCGGCAGGGGATCGGCCCCGGCGGCGCGCAGGCCGCCGGATGGCGCTAGAGGGTTTCGAGATCGTCCCAGCTGGCCCCGGCCAGCGCGCCGGTGCCCTTCAGCCCGGTGAACTCGCTCAGGGTCAGCGGGATCGGGTCACCCGGGGCAAAGCGGTAGCCGTCATGCTCGATGGCGCTGGCCACCGTGGCGATCCGGCGCTCGGGCACGAATACCACATCCGAACCCTCAGGCAGGATCGGGGCGGTACCGCTGCCGACCGCAGCAACGGCCTGAAGCAGGGCCGCCTCTGCCGGATCCGGGGGGATGGCGGGGGTGATGGCCGGGGCGCTTTCCCCGGCCGGGGGTGCGGGACGCTTTGCCATGTCACTGCACCGCGTTCTGGACGAAGTAGCCGACGTCCTTTGCGATCACGAGTTCCTTGACCCGCTCGCCCGTCCGCACCCGGTAGCCGCCCTGCAGCCCGACATCCGGGTCTTCGATCCGGCCCGAGATCCGGCTGCCATATTCGGCGGTGGCGCCGAAGGTGATGCCGCCGCGCTCGACCGAGGCGCCGGGGTTGAGGTGCAGCATGGCCAGATGCTTGCCCCAGCACCGGCTGAGCGACGGCGCCTGACCGGGCTTCGCGGTATTCACCCAGGCATCGCCGATCAGCAGCCGTTGCAGCCCCTCGCCCGAGAAGAGCTCGATGAACTGCTCGCGGCTCACGAGGCCCGAGGTCTGGGTGCCGCCCTTGATCGCATTGACGATGATCGGGTGCGAGGACAGCTTCGACCAGACCGGCCGCCCCATCACCCAGGTATTCGGGCGATAGACCAGCGTCGATTCCTGCCCGGTCTTCAGCGCGGTGATCGGGTCCGAATTGGCGTAATCCGACCATTGCGATGTGCCCGACAGCGTGACCCTTTTGTCGGCGGCATAGGTGTTGAGGTTGTGGACCAGCCCCGCCACCCGCACCTCGCGGATGTTCTGCAGCACATCGGTCAGCATCTCGACCGCATGGCTTTCCGGGTCGATGGCCGACAGGCCCCGGGCGCGGGCATTGGCGGCGGCCTCGACATCGGAATGCACGATGGGTGCGTCGAAGCCGTAATCCTCGACGGCGGATTCCTTCTCCTCGCCGGTGAACTCCAGCTGCTGCACGCGGCCCTTGCGGCCGACACGGCCGTCAGGAATGGCGAAGGCATCGGCCAGCGGATATTCGGTCCATTTGAAGATCTCGCCGCCGACCGTCTGACGCGGCAGAACCTCGTCGGCGATATAGGTGATCGACGGATTGCGATAACCGACCGAGATGGCGGTCAGGACGGGATCGACGGTAAACGGGCGTTTCGGGGCCATGGGTTACTCCTCTCAGGCGCGGTCGAGCAGGCTCGGCGCGAGCCAGATGTCGATGATGTCGCCGGCAACCCCCGGCTGGATGGCGAAGCCGACCACCCGGCGGGTGGTGGCAGCGGCGGCGCTGGCCGCGATGGCCTTGCCCTCGGCATCCGCCATCAGCGGCGCCCCGGCGGTGACGGTGCCGCCCAGATCGACCGCCGCCATGCCCGCCAGCACGACATCACACATGCCGCCCGCATCGGCGCCCATCGCCTCCGACACCCCGAGGGCGGGGGCGGTCGCGGTCGCGGCCTGCGCGATCTTCGACGAGGCGGCGGCATCGGAGAAGGCCACGATGCGGCGGCCCGCGATGGCGGCCGAGGCCTCGAAGGCCCGGATGAAGGTCGGGATCATTGCTTGCCCTCCGAAACGGCGGTGACGGCGGCGGTCCAGCCGAGGTCGATCCCGGCGGCCTTCTGCTTCGCCTGATAGGCCCGCGCCCGGGTGACCAGATCGCCGCTGTCGGCGGCCTGCAGCGCGATCTCGCCCGAGGGCAGTTCGGCGGTGACCGTGGGCATGGCGCCGATCAGCTCCTCGGTGCCCTGCGCATCGGCCATATGCATGGCGATGTAGCGCTCGCGCATCGGCTTCACGCCGACCCGGCCCTCGCTGATCGCGCCGTCCACGAAGGCGGTGGCCCGGTCGCGGGCGGTGGTGTCCTGCAGCGCCTTCAGCCGGGTCGAGACATCGGCCAGTTCGGATTGCAGGGCGGTGATCTCGGCCGGTTGCGCGGTGGTCCGCGCCTGCGCGGCGGCGAGGATCGCCTCGGGCGTGGCTTCGGTCACGCCAAGCGCCAGCCCGATCTGGCCCAGGTGCGACTGCAGCGCGGTCTGCGGCTGCTTCAGGGTTCCGATGGCCCCGAGGATCTGATCCTCGGTGGCATCATCGGCAAGGCCCAGGGCCTTGGCGACGGCAGGGGTCATGGAGGTCTCCATATGCAGGGAAGTGAGGCCCCGGAAATTGGGCCGGTTGGTCAGCGAGGCGCGGGCGATGGCGAGGATGCGTTTGGCGCCGTCATGGATCACCGCCGGGCTGATCCCGAGATAGGCCCGGTCGGCCACCAGGGCGCGGCCGGTCTCGGTCCAGTCCACCCGGCCCCAGATGCCGTCGGCGCGCGCCTGCAGCTCGACGACATAGCCCCGGGCGGGCGAGGCCTCGCCACGCGGGGCGGCGAGGTCGATGGCATGGTTCTCGTCGAT